CGACACCAGGAGGAAGCATGCCAACGCGGCCCACCATGAGGATCTCCTCGAGGTGCGGCATGAGATGCGCCCTGCCCTTTGCCGTGATCCAGTTGAAGCGCAGGATCGCCCACACATCGCAGCCCAGGTTGAGCATGTGCCTGATGTGCTTGTCGGCCTGGTTATATGGCGGGTTCACGACGGCCATGTTGGAGAAGGGATGCTGCGTCTTGAGGAGATCGAAGCCCGTCTGGATCCCGGCCACCCTGGGATGCGGGTGGTCGTGAAGCTCAGTGCCGATGCAGGATCCCCCGGCGGTGACGACGGCACTCACGATGTGACCCAGGCCTGCCGATGAATCCCACACCGTCATCGCCTTGAGGTGCGGCCTTGCCTTGTAGAGGCGCAGCACGGCATCGGCTGGAGTGGTGTAGAGGTCGCTCGAGCTGCGCTCATACTGCTCGAGGGCGCCATGGCGATGGGATCCGCCGGTGTTAAGGTGGCTGATGTTATTCATGTGCGGCATCCTCCCGAAGCTTCCTAAGCTCCTCCTGAAAGTCATCCCATTCGGCAGGAGTGGGCGCCCTCCTCATGCGGCTTGGGTGCTTCAGTTTTCGGATTGCCCTCTTCTCGAGAAGGTGGATCGTCGCCTTGCCCACGCCCATCTCTTCGCCGATCTCCGCGCAGGTGCGCTCGCCATCAGCGAAACGATAACCAATCACCATCGCCTCTCTGGGTGAGAGCTTCGGGATGGCATCCATCACCCAATTATTCAGATCGATCTGGAGGTCAGGCGGCACGTAGCTCGCGATCGATGCCTGCGATATCGACGGATCATCAGTATCGTATGACACGAAGCTCTTGTTGGCCAGGAGGTGCTTCATATGCTCCGGCCACAGATCTTCGGGCTCGACGTGTAGAGCCGCCGAGATGCCGAATGCAGCATTGTTCCACTCGCCATTGGAAGTAGGTTTTTCCTTGAAGGATAGGATTGCTCCCAACCTGGAGGGGCTCACCATTGCGAGGGATGCAAGCTCACGAAACGTCTTGATGCCGCGTGCTTTCATGGCGCGAAGGATGCGCGCATTCCTGACGCGGACTTCGACGCGGAAGTCTCCTTCGGTTTGTGCTGGGGTGTTATTCATGTGGGGCTCCGTATTGCCGACAAAGGTGCCGCGGGACCGGCGTGATCCCGCAGCATTGGGGTTCGTCAGGCTTCGTCGTCTTCGACGTCTGCGACGAGGCTCATGGCCGTATCGAGAAGATCGACTTCTGCCGTGCGCTCATCCTCGCCCTTGTGAAGGAGGGCCACGCTCTTGCGTATCAGCTTCGTATTGAAGCCGTATTCCTTGGCGGTGCCGTAGAGGGTAGCGACGGCTTCGGCGATTTGTGCCTTGTCGTCTTCCAGGCCCTTGATTGCTCTCACGAACAATTCGATGGTGGGCACCTTGTTCGGCTCGTCGGGGATGTCAACGTAAGCCTCGATCTGGTCGGTTTCGTCTCCGTCATTCGTTCCCATGTTCATTCTCCTCAGAACGGATCTTCTTCAGAAGCTGCGCCACCGGCAAAGGGATCAGCACCGGCGCTTGCACTTGCGGTGAAGTCATCGACGGCAACCTTCATGCCTGCGAAGGCCTCAGTGGCATCACCATTGCCAAGAAGCTCGCCCTTGCGCGTGATCCACACGGCATTGAGGCCAGCAGCCACGCCCTTTGAGCCCGACACGTCGTATCCATAAAAATTCAGGGAAATGACGCCATAGTAGCCAGAGCACATATGCTCGGGCTTGGCGGGCGTGCGGTCCTTGCCTGTGACGACGGGCACTGGCTTGTCGGAACTGCAGGTGATGTAGAAGTGTCCACGGAACTCGTCACCCTTGCGCAGGAATTCGCCGGTTTCGGCGTCCTTCTCGTCACCATCGCGCACGCAAGCCTTCAGCCCGCTGGGCGGCTTGGGGCCGAACTTCTTGGTCTTTGCGGCAGTGGTGGCGGCCTTGATCTGCGCCAGCACCGGCGAATCCTTCGGGATGAGAGCCGTGACGGAATACTTCTCCTTGGCGCCCTCGGAAGCCTTGCGCGGCTTCTCGAGATGCACGTAGGCCATGCGGGCCTCGAGGCTCATGCGGGTTTCAGTGTTATCGCTCATTCGTTTTCTCGCTTTTACGTTTCGGGTTTTGCGTCAGTGCCGCTGATGCGCCGGGTTCAGTTATCGAGGAGCTTCTCGACAGTGAATATGAGATCCTGGTGGATGTGCTTGCGGGCTTCGAAGGTCTTGACGCCATGAACGATCGTTCCGTGATCGCTGCGGTTCAGGGCCTTTGCGATGCCATCGAGGGTCATCTTGGCCTTCGTGCGCAGGGTCCAGTAGGCATGCTGCCTGGCGAATCCGATGGCCTTGAAGCGGGCCTTGGAGCGCATCTCATCGACCTTGATGTCGTGTGCGATACCTACTGCGGCCAGGACCAGCTCGGTGTCGTACCGCAAGGTGCGCGTCGGCCTGGGCGGCATCTTGCGCTCAGTTGACGGCGCCGAGATCTTCTTCGGTGTTTCGCGGAGGCCTGGCGCGGTAAGCATGGCGTCGAGCTGGGTGCGAATGAAGTCTTCAGTTTGCTGTGCATTCATGGGGTGTAGTAACCAGGGTGGCCCGGCTGTGTCGGGGGACATTGGTCAGCCGGGCCGTGTGGTCTTTCCTTGGTGGAGGAATGCCGCGGGTCCGCCGTGGCGCCGGTTACCGGCACAATGCCGGAAAGCGTGTTATTGACTGGCGGTTCTGTGCGCCGCAAGTCAACCCAAACTGATCTCTTGTTTCTTGTTCGTCAACTACCTGCGGCGCTTCTTGCGGTAGATTTTTTTCTTCTTGGTCGTCTTGACGACCTTCTTCTTCTGGGGGGTCTTGGGCACCACCGATTCGGGCTTTGGGGGTGTCCATGCGGCGAGGATTGCCTTGCCGACGTCATTGTCCCGCTGGCAGGTGTTGACGGCCACTGTTGCATTCAGGAACGGATCCGGCATCACGACAGTCTCGCACCGGATCGCCAACAGGAGTGCTATGAGGATCTCGGAGCTGATCACTTCTCGCCATCCTCCTCATCCTCCTCATCCTCCTCATCCTTCCCATCCCAGTACGGCAAGCCGGGCAGATCCAGCGGATCGAGGTAGTGGCTCACCCCGCAGTAAGCCCACACACACCTGCCCGGTGAAACGCTCCAATCAACGCCAGCTTCCATCATCCACTGTTGCGTATCCTCTCGCCACTGCACCATGCTGTAGTATGTTTTGTCCTCGCAAGGCGGGCGCTCGAGGCCGATCAGCATGCGGTCCTTCGGCGCGTTTTCGTCGAGCGGCTTAGGCTCCAGCGCCGCCCTCAGCCGTTCAATCTCGGCGGCGGCCTCAGTCATAAGCGGGTCGCGCTTATCATCGTATCCGCAAGAACAGTTATAGTATCGACCTTGGCACAGGCGCTCATGGTCATCGCTGGCATAGCTGCGTAGCCTTTCCACAATGTCAGTCATTGGGCTTCTCCTGTGTGAGAGCGGCGCGGGCAAGCTTCGCGTACTTCATGTGGACGTAGCTCAATGCCACCTGCTCAATCTCCTCCAGCGCCGCCCGCAGCCGCTCGATCTCGGCGGCGGCTTCGTCGCAGTGACAGCCATTGTCACAGCAATGCTTGTCCCGCAGCCTCTCCACAATGTCAGTCATCACTGGCCTCCTTCGGCAAAACAATACAAGGCACGGCCCTGCCTTCGTCCACGTTCATGTATTCTTCAAAGGCTTCCGGCCACGCCGCGAGCCCTGCGGCGATGGCGGCGCGGGCTTCCTTGCGCCATGCCGGATGAAAATCAGGATGCCGCCCCCAATCGTAACCTTGCGCGAGGCAAAACTCCCTCGCAGCCGCCTCCACCACCTCGTCCGGTATCTGTTCAGGGTTAATCACTCGACTTCCCCCTGAAATAGAATGATGGGGCTGATCTCGAGGTCGAGTGCCTTAGCGATCGCACTAAGCTGCCTGAAGGCAGGCATTGCGGCCTCCTGCTCTTCTTCGTTGCGGACGACCTTGTGCAGGTTCACGGTCATGGTGACGACCTTGTCTACCTTCACCGGCTTCTTCGCTGCCTTCTTGGCAGCCTTCTTCGCTGGGGCTTTCACTTGCTGCCTTTCTCCGCTGCGATGGTCATGCCTGAAGACACGGCGGCGATGAGGCCCTGGTCCACAAGGCGCTGGTATTCATCCTTGCTGAGGACGCTCTCTGCCTTCGTGGGCGAGAGGACGTTGTAGTCGAGGAGCTGCGCTGCCTTCTCGCCGGTGAGGACCTGAGCGATGCGCGCATAGACGGCACGCGAGTCCTTATCGACCCACTTGCGCATGGCCCTCTTCGGCACCAGGCGGAAGCCTGGCACGGGCTCATCCTTCTCCAGGCGACGGATCCCCTCCTCCTCGACGGCATCAAGCCACCGGCGGATGGGCGCAGCATGTGAGAGGACCTTTGCGAGTGTTTCGGGCGTCAGAACAGCCGGTGACTTGAGCGTCTTCACGTCACCCACGACCGCCATGTTGCGCTCGGCCAGGGCCGGGCAGGATCCTGAAAGCGGGCACCAGTGGCACCATGTTCCGGGGTTGTGGCCACCGGCGCCGCTGGTGATGCCCATGACGACGTCACGCACACGATCGACGAAGGTATCAACCTCATCGCGGCTGTAGGTCATGATGCGCGTCCGACCGTCCTTGTGGTCGGCCCGCGGCTGGACGATTGCCACGTTGAGCTTCTTCGCCTCGGGCGCCAGCGTGTAGATCACGGCGGCGCCGTAGTAGAGGAGCTGCAGGGTGGTTACATCCACCGGCAGCGATCCATACTTGAAATCAAGAGACGTGACGGTGGTGCCGTCTTCGCTGATGATGACGGCATCCGTCGTGCCAAAGAGAGGCTCGGGTGCGGGCTTACCTTCCCCGTAGACGGCAGCATCCAGGCTGACCATCTGTTCGGTCAGGCGGGTATCGCCTGGAGACGTCATGAGGTCCACGAAGCTGCAGTATTTACCGGCAGCTTCGATCATCTCATCGGTAACGGTGATCTCCTGGCCCTCGCATTCGATGACGCTACCAACGAGGGGCCAGACTTGCTGCAGGCCGAAGATGAGTGCCTGCTCGGCGATGTCGTGAGCAACCGTGCCCTCGGCTGCGGCGAAGCTGGTGGGCTGCCTGGGAGCGTGGCGCATGTTGCGGCCAGCCTCTGGGCAGTTCATCCAGATGTTGGAGGAGCTGGCCCCCAGTGCTGCGTGGATCTTGCTCATCAGGCACCCACCAGCCCGGCGGCGTCGAGCATCTCGAGGGTGCGGCGGTGGAATTCATCGCCCAGGTGGTCAGGGATCGAGTTGAAATTCCGTACACTGAATTCCTTCAGGATGGCCATGGCGATCTTCTTGCCTTCGGGCTGCGCGTAGACGCCATTAAGCATCGACATGGCGTCAGCCTTCAGACCGGCGGGATCGAGGTTCGGCTCCTCGACGGGCTTCTCCTTCTTCTTCGCCTTGGGGGCTGCAGCCTGGGGCTGGGCCTCGACGACATGCAGACGGTGATGCTCGGCCAGGAAGTCCGTGATCTCCTGCAGGCCGAAGTCAGCGAGGGTCTTCTCGGGGGTCTTGTTGACACCGTGGCCTGCGAGAAGGGCAGACAAGTTTTCCAGTTCTTGGGCGGTCTTGGCGTTGATGGTAATGCTATACATTTTTCAGATCATCCATGTTGTGCTTGCGCAAAGGAGGATTCCAGCCACGGCGCCGATCGCGAACGCCAGGCCCAGGGAGATGATGTGATATGCGCGGAAGGGGCTCATCGATGACCTCCACGCTGAAACCACAGAGCCAGGAGCGCGGCTTCGGCGCGTCCGTCGTCTTTCACGCGGGCGAAGCTCTTCGACATATCGGGCCACTGGCGCGTGGCCATCTGGCGCGAGAGTGCCTTGTCGCCCGAGAGCTTCATGCCCTTCTTCCAGGTCGCCGGGTGGACGGCCACGAAGGGAATGCCGAGGCCAGCCATGACGCCCTTCGCAGTGCCGAAAGCAGCGCCAAGTCTAAAGACGCTAGTTACTCCCTGCCCTGGCATCGCGGACACGGCCTCGATGACGCCGAAGGATGGCGCCATGGCCACGATGAGGTTCGTCAGCTCTTGATCATTGATCTCTCGGACTGTCTTCTTGGAGCCCTTCTTGGAGAAGACCGGCATATCGTAGACGCTAATCAGCTTGCCGGAATCCATGTGGACGGCAGCAATGGCGCCGGACAAGCCGGGATCGATGCCAAGCACTACATTCGCCATGTGATGATCTTCCTTTTGACTTGTGGTGTGGGTTTTACGTGCGTCACCTGGTGATGGCGCTGGCAGTAGGAGGAGCCCTCCTGCTGGTGGCTGTTGCAGAAGAGGTGTTCGCCCTTCCTGTTGGTGCCGACAGGAAACCGGCAGCCGGTTGCGCGGAGACGGATGAGGCGCACGCCCTTCTCACCGCTGGACCTGTCATTGAGCTTCGCCACCGGCGTAAGCTTCACCAGGAGCGGCTGGGGCGGGGGAGCGGCGCGCTTGGACACGACGTGCCTGCCCTCGGGATCCACGGCGGTGCCGTGCTGGCGAGCCCTGTAGATGGCCCCCATCACGACACTGCGGGAAACTCCAAGCTTCTGCGCTACCTGGCCGGATGTGAACCCTTCGGCCCACAGTGCCAGGATCGCATCGCGTTGGCTGGGGGTATCACTCACCGATGAGCCCGCGCAGCGCAGCCAGCTCGGCGTCGAGGGCCGCCTGCACGTCGGCGTAGCAGGCATTGACGCCATCGACCAAGGCCTGGCGCCTCGCTTCGGCGTCTTCCTTAAAGATCTGGATGCGGGCGGCGCGATCGAGGATGCCCTGTTGCATCTGGTCGAGCTTGTCGGCGAATGCGGTAATGGTGGTCACGGTGTGTTTTCTCCTTGGGTTTCAGTATTGGTGACATTTCCGACATGATGAGACGCTGGGCGGTCGTCGGTCCCGATCCCGCGAATTTCGTAAGCCAGAAGGAAGCAAGCACAGCAGCCCGCATGAGCGAGGTGCGAGAAGCCCGTCTCAGGGTCTTTGCTCTCGCCTTCCCACCAGGCCGTCATGTGGCGCATCAGAGCCGAGTAGCAGCGGCTCCATGCCATGCCGTTTTCCCAGTTCCTGGGGGCATATTTTCTCGAGCCGAAGTCGAGGACTGCGACGATGGCGCGGAAGCTATCCCATGGCGCGAGATGCCAAGGGTCCTTGCCGCCGTCGTGCTTGATGCCTTCGCTCATCAGGCCACCGGCGCGAAGGGATCGAGGCGCGGCAGGGCGTCTATGGATGGGATGACGCGGCGCTTGATGGCCAGGTCGATGAGGGCCGCGGCGTAGCGGCCAGGGACGGAATTGCGCCTCACCCAGAAGTAGACGGTGCGGGCCTTGAGATCCTCGGCACCCATGGCACCGGCGACGACTTCAGGGCCGCCCATCATGTCGATGAGGTGGGCGTAGTCGATCGGAGTTGTATTAATCATGATTCGTTTGGGTTTTCTACAGAATCAACAATCGCCCCAAATTGCAGAACGAAACCGGAATGGTCAAGCGCAAAAAGAAACAACCCATGCCTAAATGCCCGCAGTTGGGCGATCTCGCCAGTTTACCCCTTGCTATTTCGGGTTTTTGCGTCTACGTATTTCTAGCAAGTCGCAACAAAATATGCAAACTGCGACAAGATTGTTTACGTCAGGACAATCTCAAATCTAGAAGAATGCTGAGGTTTGAATTCATGAGCAAAGCTCCCCGCAGGCTATTGCCTCCTACCGCAGGGCGTACGCCAATACAGAAGCACGCAATTCAGCAATTCGGGCGCCGCCTGCATGAGCTGATCGTCGAAAGAAACATGAGCCAGTCAGACCTGGCTCGGAAGGCCTTCGGCGTCGAGACGAGCAAAGACGGCTACCCCGGCGCCAAGGGACGAGATCGAATCTCGGCCTACATCTCCGGTCGAACCTACCCCGAGCCCCGCACGCTGAAGCGAATCGCTGACGCCCTGGGGATGACGGTTGAAGAGCTGGCGCCTGACATTACAGCGGCAGCCGTCGATCGTGAGAACCCAGAGATCGCCATCACGATGGCCTCCGGGCATCCCGACCGGGTTCATCTGCGGGTGGATATGCTGGTTCCGTTGTTGGTCGCCATGGAGATCGGCTCGATCCTGGCAAAACTAGAAAAGGGGCATTGACCCCCAAGGAGAGATGGGAACGTCATGACTACTGCTTTCCGGTCGGGAGGGGAAATCTCCGACACTCTTGAGCTGATCGAAAACGCACTTGGGCCAGCCTTCAACGAAGTGGCCGAAGCTGCGGGAATAAGCACCGAGAGCTTCAATACCGGCCTCCTCATCTACTCCTGCCTGGCATGCGCCTCTGATGGCACTTCGTTGGGCCTAATACGCGAACTCGTTGATCTATCACTCCAAGCAGCCGACGACACGAATGCACAGCCCTACCTTATTGACTGACGCCGAAGCTGGCGCCCTCCTCCGGCGATCATCGGAAACGATCGCAAGGTGGCGCCGCGAGGGGCGGATCCGGTTCATCCCTGGTCGGCCCTGCCTGATCCATCTCACGGACCTTTTGGATTTTATCGAGGAACTCAAATGCAGACGAAACTCGAACTCTCCCGCACCGGCAGATGGGAAGTCCGCTACAGCGAAAAGCTCCCCAATGGCACCTACAGGTCCCGGTCCATCAGCACACGCCAGACGGATCGCAGCGAGGCTGAACGCTGGCAGAAAGCTTTCGAGGTAGAGCTTCTCCAGGCGGCCACGCGCGCCGAGGGCGCCCTCTTCGGCGACCTGATCCAGGCATACATGCAACGCGACAAGTTCCGGCGCCGCCCCGTCGGCGATAAGCTCATCTATTTTCTGCGGCAGCTCGATCGCGGCATCGGCAGCCTGTCAGTGAAGGAGCTGACGGAGCCCGTCCTGGCCGACTACATCGAGCGCCAGGAATGGGCTCAGGGAACCGCCAGGCGCGCGATCTCGACCATCCGCGCCGTGCAGGCATATGCCGTGAAGGCCCGCCTGGTGAAGGCCGAGGACGTGCCCTATGTCGAGCGGCCACCGGCAGCCCCTCCCCGCGACAAGTGGCTGAACGAGGACGAGGAGGCGCAGCTCTACGCTCTCGCCCTGGGCTTCTCGATGGGCCGCGACCGCCTGAACCGCGTCACGCTGTTCACCTGCATTGCCCTCGACACCGGCCAGCGCAAGAACGCGATCCTGAATCTCACTTGGAGCAAGGTGGACCTCGAATCGGGCATCATCGACTTCCGGCTCGGCAAGGGTGCTGCGAACAAGCGGCAATCCATCGTGCCGATCTCCCGGCGCCTGCGGCCACTCCTCGAGCGGGCCTACCGGGAGCGTGAGAGCGACTTCGTGCTGTTCACGAATCGCGAGATTCATGCGCAATACGATGCCTTCGTCGCCTCGCGCGGCTTCGAAGGAATGAACCCCCACAGCCTCCGTCACACCTGGGCCACCCTCAACCTCCGCGCCGGGTCAACGATCTGGGAGGTCGCCGGTGTCCTGGGGAACAGCCCGCAGCTCGTCGCCGCGGTTTATGGGCATCATGCTCCCGACCATCTGCGTGGCGTCATCGACCGGCGCTTCGAATAGGGGAGCGCACCAGGGCAATAGAAAACGGCGGCCAGGTTACCCCGCCGCCGTTTTCGTTCCCCGCCGCGCCTTGCCATGCCAGGCCGCGCCCCGCCATGCCCCGCCGGGATGCCCTTGCCGCGCCTTGCCACGCCCTACCTAGCCCAGCCTAACCGCGCCGTGAAACCCACGCCGTGCCATGCCTTGCCTAGCCATGCCGTGCCTTGCCATGCCTCGCCTTGAAACCCTCGCCATGCCAGGCCGCGCCTAGCCTTGCCTCGCCACGCCTCACCGCGCCGCGAAACCCATGCCTCGCCATACCACGCCTCGCCGTGCCTGGCCTAACCGCGCCAAACCACGAAACCCATGCCAGGCCTCGCCATACCACGCCTCGCCTTGCCTTGCCTTGCCGGGCCGCGAAACCCATGCCTCGCCTTGCCATGCCGCACCTTGCCGAGCCTAGCCACGCCTTGCCAGGCCACGAAACCCATGGCGCCGGTGGCAGGGGATCCCGCCACCGGCTGCATCGTCAGGCCGCCTTAGCGACCGGCGCCTTCATCTCTTCGAAGGACAGAAGGTAGCCGCGGCCATAGCGCGGGCGCCAATCGCCGAGGCCCTTCAGGTTGAGGCAGTCCTCGATCCAACGCTTGAGCTGCGCGGGGTTCGCGATCTCGGTGGCCAGGCTCACGGTGAACTTAGCCTCGACGTTCGAGAACATCGGGCGGGTACGCATGATGCGCGCCTGGCCGACGCGAACCGGCACAACCAGCCGGTGGTCGTCGCTGACCTTCAGCTCATCGAGGGACAGCGGGCCGCCGTCATACGTGATGATAGCGTCATCCTCGACGATCACCGAGCTGAGGCACTGCTTGCCCTCCTTCGCGATCTTTGCACCCTCGGCGATGGCAGCCTCGAAAATGCGGCCAGGGATAATCACCTGCTTCTTGCTGTCGAGGTAGAGGCCTGCCTCATACTCGATGAGGGCGAGCTGCTCATGGTCAGCGTCGGTCTTCTTCCGCTTCGATGAGATCTCCTTCATCGCCTTCGCATAAGGGTCCAGCGGATCCGCAGACCGCGCGTTGTGCGAGAGGAACTTGTCGATGTGGATGCTGATGGTGTACTGCTTCATGCTCATGGCTGATTGCTCCTTGCGTTAGCCGTGTTTACGTGAGGTGGGGCGGAAGGCTGGTCTTGCTGGCTCAGTCTTCTGCTCCACTTTCACCTCGATGCGCCGCGCCTGCGGCACATATCTCGGCGCTTCTTCAGCGGTCGAGAATTCTACAGTGATGCTCATGTCACCGGCGGCATACCGCTTCGTGCGGATCCGCGAGGTGATGGCATCATGGCAGGGCTCGCAGAGGAGGATCACGTCCTCGATGCGCTCCTGGCCGAATTGATTGTAGAGCCGGTGATGCAGCTCGAAACGGAACGGGCCACCCTCAACCTCAGCGCAGGTGCCGCAATAGACCTTGCCATCGGCGGTCTGAAGCGCGCGGCGCTGTTCGCGAAGATCTGCCCAGTTCTCGGGATTGCGCTGCTGGTTGGCCGGGCGCTTGATCACGCTACCGTCCACCACATTCACCCGATTGATCCGTCCCTTGGTCTTCATGTCGGCTCCTTGATGTGTGGATAGTTATGCGGCTTCCTATCCAAAGTCAATACCCCGCCGGATAAAAATGTTGATTTCTATCCGTGGACCTATATTTTGCTGACATCCAAGGAGATCGCGATGGGAAGACCGCCACTACCAAAGGCTCACAAGCGCGCACACAAGCTGCACATCATGCTGACTGAATCGGAAATCGAGCAGGTGCGTAAGGCCACTATTCGCGGGGGCTTTGCGACGATGTCGGATTACATTCGCAGTGCGGTGAAGGCCGCTGTTGAAACGGAGACGAAGATTGCCTCGGAAGACTGAACTCATCACCAAAACAGACCTCAAGCGCGCCTACGTGAAGCAGGGCCTCACGCTCGAGGAGACGGCAGTTGCGCTCGGCGTATCGATGCCCTCGGTGGTGCGCTACATGGCGCGCTATAACATCCCCAGGCGCCACCAGGGGGCTCGCACGTCCCAGGAAATTGCTGCCATCACGGAACGCGATCGCAAGGTCGTCGAGCTGCATGCTGAGGGCTGGAGCATGATCAAGATTGCCGACCGTTTCGGCATCTCCAGGCAGCGCGTTCACACCATCATCAAGCGCAACGGCTGACACCCAAATCGGGCTGCTGAGTTCAGCACTAAACTCCGCACTAGGGCCGAAAGTGCCGCGAATCGGCATCGGTTTTGTCGGCCTACAAACACTCACGATCGGTCAAAATCGCCGATTTTCTTCATTGGGTGCCGATTCGTTTGGGTTTACCCAAATCGGCGATAACACCAGATGAAGTATCCGATTCTGGACACCCAAGGCCTTAACCCCGGAGTTTAAAAGCTTTCAATTCAGTGGGTTAGGCCTTGGGTTTTTCCTGTCTTCAGGGCGTCGGCACTGCTGGATTTCAGCACCTGACCCCACGTAATCAGGCACTACTCATCTTCGAGTAACAGCCTCGGCGAGATCCTCCGCGGCGCTCTCCCGATCGCTCAAACCGGCCAGGCGCTCACGCTCCTCGGCGGCCCGGCGCATCCCCTCGGATATGCTCTTGCCGCGCCTGGCACGCTCTGCCTGGTAGTGCGGGCTGCGTGCCGAAATCGAGCTGTTGGGCGTCGAGAACGGGATCCTGCTCATTAGAACATGCCCCCGCCGAATGCGCCGCCTGGGGGCTTGGTTTTCTGCCCGACGCGGCGCGTCGAACTGTTCCCGCCAACACCAAAGCTGCTGAAGGTGGACTTGCCGCGCTTCGGCACGACGGCATCAGCAATGGAAGGCGCCGCCGCCGGTGCCGGTGCCGGGGCCGCTGCGGGCGGCGGCGCTGGGTCCAAGGGCGGCAGGGGCGGGTTCTCGATCTGGGGCTGGGGGGCCTCCTGGGCCTTCATGCGCGCCCGATAGTCCTCAAGCATCTGGAACTGCTCATACTCGGCCTTGGGGTTGATGACCCCCTTCCCGCGCTGAAAGAACGGCATGCCCGCGAACGCCGCCTTCCCGCCTATCGGGCCGTGCGTCTTGAAGGCGTGGTTCGCCCTTTGCGCCATGTCGCGCATCATGTGCGGCTTCTTGGCCGGGGGTGTGGTCGGAGGGGTGTCAGGCATGTCTCTGTCTCCTTAGCGAGGCCGGGTCGGCGGCATGAAGCGTTTGCGGTTGATGTCCCAAGTCGGGGATTTCGAGCGGTCGTAAGGGCGCGGTCCCAGACCATCGGTAACGCCGGGGGTGGGAAGTTTGCCCGTATCGTCGAGGAACGCCGCGCCGAAATCCATCGCGTTATCTTGCGCCTGTTCCGCATCGCCCGCATGGACACCCCAATAGGGCGCGGTTGGCCCCTGCACCGGGGGTAGGTTCATGTTCTGTGTCTGGGGGCGCACCCGCGGCTTGGGAGGCGCCAGAGCTGCGGCGGCCTCCTGGGGATCGACGTCACCGCCGGGGATCGGCGCCGACGTCGGCTGGACATTGGCACCACCACCGCCGCCCTTGCCACCCGCTCCACCCTTGCCGCCCGCCAGGGCACTCAGGCCGGGGATCTTGAAGCCGCCGCCGGTGCCCTGGGCGGCCTCCATGGCGCCGATCTGCTGGCGAGCCTCATTTGCCGGGCTGCCCTTCTCGATCGCCCTCGTCATCATGTCCGTGTAGGAATTCCTGCGCTGCTGGGCACCGCCAGCCGCACCGGCAGGGTCGTCAGCAGGCATGACGTTCATGCCACCGGCGACGGGCGCCTGGTACTGGAATTCCGGCACATATGCACCGGCGCTGTAGGCCGCGGCCTGGGTCTGCGGCGCCGACACAGGGAGCGATCGACCGCCATTGATGCCCATCATGCCGGTGATGGGCTGGGGCAGCTTCTGCGGGCCGTACCAGGCACCCCAGCCGCGCTTCGAAGCATGATTCAGAGCGAAGTCGATGCCCGCCTGCCAGTTGGCCGGATCCGCGGGATCGAGGCCGGTGGCGCGCATGAAATCATTGCCCATGCCAGCACGCCCTGGCCGCGGGTCCACATGAAGCTGGAAGGGACCATATGACCGCTCGCGCCCGTAGGAGAGCATCCCGTTCGCCTGCCACACGCCGGGCGCCAGACCCTCGGAGCGGGCCACGCGCACCGCCGTGTCAGGATCGATGCCGCGAGCGAGGGCTGCGCGGCGGATGTATGACTCCATTGTTCCAACATCTGGCAACATGTCCCGTGTCTCCTAGAAGCCGCCGCCACCGCCGCCACCGCGGCCACCACCGGACGAACCAAGCCCCAGCGACCCGGAGCCTGGGTTGCCCCAGTTCTGGCCGCTGATGGCTCGGGGGTTGCTGGCCTGACCCCTCCAATCACCCGGCCCGACATTGCCCGGCAACCGGTCCTGATACTTAGGCTGGCCGGGGGCGAGCCTCTGAGGCTGGCTCTGGTATCGCGGATAGTCCTGCATCGGTCGCGCGCCGGTCATGTCTCCGGGGCTGTAAGCCCAGCCCGTCGCGATGGGGGTGTTGATGTTGCTGTAAGCCTTCATCCAAGCTGAAGTCGGCAGCGGTGCGGCAGGCGGCGGAGCGCCCACCGGGACAATCGTCGGGGGTGCGCCTGCCTGCCTGACGCCCTGAGCCCTGGGAACCGAAAACATATCCGCAAGTGACATGCCCACGCCGCCCGGCCTGCCGACATAGGTGTTGCCCCGCCAGGTGCTTCCGGTCGTCAGGCCGGTGCGGTTGGCAGCGCCATTGCCGCCACCGCCCACGCCGCCATTGGAGTAGCCGCCAGCGCCGCCGCGGTAGCTCGAGCTGGTGCCAGACCTGGAATTGAAGTCATCGCGAAAGCTCATTGATCGTGCCTCTCACTTGCCGAATAGGGCCTGGTCGTGTTATTTTCCCGCTCAGGCGATTTCTTCCCACTTGCGGCCTGCGCATCCCGCGCGAACTTGCTAAACAGGAGCTTCAAATGCCCAACCTTCTCACGCCCAAACGCCGTCAGCTTAAGCGCAGTGCGGCGAAGTTCATCGACGACCTGGTGGAAAACTGGGAGCGCCAGACGGGCTCGTATTCCGGCAATGGCCACATGGGCATGCGGATCCGCGCTGGAGGCCTGCGGCAGTTCCTTCGCGCGTATGCCGAAAGGCATGATGTCTTCGCGACGGGCACGCATGAAATCAGCATCGGGCCGCCGTACCACATCACGCCCTTCAGGGTGGATGTTGATGCGCTCATTGCTCATTCTGGCCACCCATCTGTTGCATCGCCATCGAAGAGCCCATGATGGCTATTGCCGTCGCAGGCAGGATCTCGCGGCGCATCACACCTTCCTGCAGCCTCTGACGCCAGCCGGGGCCTTGGGACATGATGCGCCGCGCGTTCTGAATGTCTTCGCGCGGTGCGCCCCACTTCGCCGCCCAATCCTGATCACGCTCCAGGCGCGCGAGGGCGGCCATGGCAATATCGGGATTGCGGTCCAGGGCATCCTGAACCGGCTGCGGGAGGCCCTCGAGCGTCTTGAGAAACTCGGTCGTGACGGCACCAGAACCCTGCGGCTGTTGCCACTGGTCCTCATAGCCGATGTAACCTGAATCGACCTTCGCACGATCGATGCCGCGGTACTGGCCGCCCTGGCCGACATCGGCCATGAGTGCCTTCTGATTCTTGGTGGACCGCTTGCCGGGGGCATTCAGGAAGTTCGTCATCGTGACGCCGTCGCCGGTGTCCACGACATCGCCAATGCCATACTTCTTGCCGACGCCCTGCAGGCGCTGAATCTCAGCCGGATCCATCCGGCCCGCGCTGTTCTTCGTGAGCATCAGACTGTTCGACTGCCCAGGGGCGCCGCCGGTCCAGGGCTTGTGCCAGGCACCAGCACCCTGCGCATCGACATAGGCTCGAGTGGCCTCGGCGCCGTCGAGGAGCGCGCGATCGTGCGACGTGATGTTCTTCACCGACTTGCCGGAATCGAAGGTCACCAGGGGCCGCGCCACGTTGCCGGGATTGTACTCAGTCGGGCCATTCGGCGGCGTGTAGACGCCCTGCGCGTCGATCGTCGGACGCACTCGCATGTTCTCGCCGGTGTTGGGGATGCCGAAACCCGAATAGATGGCATCGCGGCCACCAGGAGCCGTCGCCCAGGAGCTGCGCGGATCCGCTGCATAGGCATCACGCTCAGAGCGCGGCGCACCCACGGAGCCAGGAAGGTGGCCCGTCATCGCACCAGGCTGGGCCTCATAGGTGGCCTGCGCCGTGTGCTTCGGGAAGAAGTCCGCAATCGTGCGGTTGGCGTCTTGGAAGGCATACTCGCGCGCCAGGTTCTCGACCTCGTCGGGGCTGCCATTGCTGCCCTTGGCGATGAGGTCCGCGAGGGCGCGCTTGCGGTAACCGGCGGACTGACGGCTGAAGAGGTCGTCGGCCTTCTGCACCACCCAGGGAGCCGCCTGGAGCTGCTCGCCGGTCCAGTTGGTGCGCCCATCGAGGGCCTTCTTGTTCGCGCGATCAACGGCCAGGGCCGTCTCATAATCCGAGAACGTGTGGGCGGCGCCGCCGAGGGCGTTGCGCTGCGGCGTGCCATCCGGCTCCGTGTAGCCAAGGTTTCGCGCGTGGCGGAAGTCATTCACGCCAGTGGCCGTCGCCGGTCCAGGCTGGTCGGGGTTCACGCGGCGGGCATATTCGCCGGTCTTCTTGCCGAGCTGGAACTTCTTCGGGTCCTTCGCCTCGATGGCGCGCATCGTAGCTTGCTGCTGGGCCGGGCGAGCGGACTTCACCGGCGTGCCGGTGGCAATCGCCGAATTCGTGTCCTTGATCGAGAAGTGCAGCTCCGAGCCGGGGTCCACACCGGCGCTATACTGCCCCTCTTTGTTGGCCATCCATTCATTCGACTGCGGATCGCCGCCGGTGACCTCAGTGATGCCGTCGCGATAACGGTCGTACCAATTGCCGCCGCGGGGATCGCGCTCGACGGTCTTGTCGAGTTCGCGGCGCATCTTGAGGAGGTCCTTGCGGTCCTGCATAGCGCGCGGGCCACCCACGAACATGCCCTCGCTGCGGTCAGGAGAAGGAATCAGGTGCGGCTCCTTGCGCGCGATCTTGACGGCCTTATCGACCGGCAGTTCGCGCAGGTTCGGGAGCTGCGTCATCCTGGTGGGGGCCTTCGCCGGTGCCTTGGCGCCCTTCTTCGGCTTCACGGTCGCCTCGGCGATCGAATCGGTGCCCTGCACGGCATCCTTTGCAGCGTTGTCGAGCGGGCCGAGGGATCCAGGGAGGACTGCCATGGCACTCGAGATGCCAGCCCAGGGGGCGGCCTTCGCGGCATCCCACCACCGGCCATCGCTCACAGCGCGGCTGAGTTCCAGGTTGTTATCTGCAGCATCTTGAATATCTGCCGCATCGCTGAACTGCGCCATGCCCTCGACGGACGGGAGGTGCGGTCCAGCCAGGTAGTTGGCCCACTCGTTGCCGGTGTCGCGCAACTTCTCCTGCCAGATGCGATCGTCAGGCTCAGGCTGCCGCGGCGTCTGCGTGCCCTCATGGCCGGGCACCTTGTAGTAAGGATCATCGGCTGCGAGCTTCTTGCGCCCTGACAGTGACTGCGCGGCCTTCCGGGGATCGATCTTCGCGGGACGAGGTGCGGGCATTATCGAGGGCCTCCGTAGGTCTGGTTGGTGTCCGGTCCCAGGCCGAGAACGAGTGCCTTCGCGGCAGTCATGGGATCGAGCCCCTCTGCAAAGTTCTCAATCCTGTTTTTCCGTAACGGATTGAGGCTAGGGAGCGAGCCGCGACCAATAAGCAGATCAGCGAGCGGCTCCGCGGTTTCCTTCTGGCGCTTGGTGGCGATGGCCTTAGAGAGCATCGGGCCGAACTTCTGCGCTAGTTGCGTGATGCCGCCAATGCCCACGGCAGTGACGGGATCCATGCCTATGCCGTAACTAAGCGCACCCGCGCCCTGCCCCATGTCACCGGCCTCTATGAGCTGACGAGCCGTGGTGGAGTTGCCGAGGGCATTGTTCAGCCTGCCGTAGATTGCCTCGCGGTCAACAGCCTGGTTGAAGCCCGGCCCGCGAGGCCCGAGAGCTGCCGCTGAAGCTCTTCGCCCCTGTGGCGTCACAAATTCAGTGAGCGCACCTGCCGTGTTATTGTTGTTCAGCAGCCTCCCGGCCTTGGTCTGCGCGTAGGCCGCTGCCATGTTCTGCTGGTGATGAGGCCTGACGTTGCCAGCCGCCGCCGGGACCTCGATCGGCACATTGCGCTGCCCCAACCGGGCGCCCAGGTCGAACGACTCATCTGCGCGGAACGCATCCTCGCGAAGACCTCGAGCAGTAGCATACTCTGGCCCCATCAGGAGCTGATCGGTGCGGGTCCTCAGACCTTCGGCAAGCTCCGCGTAGATGCCGCGGTTAGGGTCAGAGTAGTTGCTGGCGTGAGAATCGAGAAGTCGCTTCGTTTCATCGAGGACCGCCAGGTTCCCGCCTGGTTGGCCCATACGCTCGCGATAAGCCACGTTCTCCCTTGCTTTATCCAACGCATCCGTGACCGCCGGATGGGTCAGTATGTCATCGAAGGCACTGAACGGGATCTCAGATCCCATGACACGGGCTTCATTGTAGGCGGCACCGATTGCTGGGCGAGCCTGTTCGTATGCTGCGCGGCGCATCTGATCAACGCTTGCGGTGGAGCCCGAAGTCCCACCAGCGAACTGCACGTCGCGCGTCAGTCGGACGTTTTGGTCGGCCCTGCGGTTCACCGCGAAGTCCGTGATGGTTTCCCGAGCCTCGGGGTTGATATTCGCCGATTGCCGGGCCATCCCATAGCCGCGCTCACCCAGCGCATCTACGCGGGCTGCCTCGGGGCCGAGGTTATTCACCCGATGATCCATCGTATGCGCGTTGTAGGCGCCGAACCTGTCGTCGGCAGCCTTACCGATTTGCATAATGGCGCGGTTCTCGGGTGACTGCTTATAGCCACGCCAAACCTCACCAGCCTTGCCGATGCCGCTGACTACACCATGGGCACCAGCACCGAAGCCAGCACCCATACCGGCACCGCCGATCGTGTTACCTGCCCACTCGCCCCATGAATCTGAATCTCGCAGGGCTCCATCGATGCCACCATAAAGCGCGCCTGTGCCCACGCTACCCGATAGGCCCCTGCCAATCGACGGAAGCGCGCTGCCGGTCATGACGCCGCCAACGATATTCGCAGCCGTGCCAGCCGTGCCAGCGCGAGCCATTGCTTCCTCGGTCCTGGCACGCTCGGCATCCGTGCCTTCGCCATTCATCATGCCCGCAAAGCGATCGGCCATGCCGAAAGTCATGCCATTCGCAAGGAACCGAACTGTATCATCAGCCGCCTGGCCTGCCTGGGCATACCAAGGCAGCTCATTATAAGCCTCGACGGGGTCCTGAGACGGCCCTGCAAAGCGGTTGGTGGCAGGCCCCTGGAATCGGTTTGCCATCAGTTGCCTCCGAGAATCTGTTCGGCTGCGCCGTCGCCATAGTGATAGTTGAATTCAGTAATCGCATCCGGCGAAGGATCCTGCTTCAGGAGATCAATGTCTTCAGGCTTAATTCGGCCCGGACCCTGCCCCCTGCTTCCGTCAAGGGGCCTTCTCGGCGGCCCCATTCCAGGCCCGTGAATGGTATCCTGATAAAGGTTCCAGAGGCGGTTGAGGTTGTAGCGGAGCTGCTCCTCGCTCTGGCTATTCTCGATGTTACCCTTCGCCGCGCGAAGCATCAGAATTTCACGATCGGACACAGCGCCAAGGGCGCCGCCGGTGGGCGATGCCTCGCGGAGCTGCTGGAGAGTATCGAAGCTGATCGATGCACCAATCGTATCCGACAAGCCGCGAAGATCGGACGAATTCGTGCCAGACCAGTTAGCAGCCAACCCAGAACCAAAGCCCGTTGCGGGGTTGTACCAGGTGTCATTGTCTAGAATCTTGAGCGACCGATCGATGTCCTGGGACACGATGTCTGCAGACTGCATCCTCTGCTGGGTCTGGGCGTCTTTCTTTTCAGCGAGAGCCGCAGCATCCATCTCAGCCTTGCTGCCGGGGATCGGCTCGAAGCGCATGGAGTTGGTTTGCGGATCCGTTACCAGGCGCATGCCCGGCGGGATCGTGCCGACGCTCACATTGTTCTGGGTGCCCGAGATCATGTCAGGCTTACCGTCAGGCGTCATCATCAAGGGTGCATTCGACGGGACGCCAAAGGCAGCCTTCTCCGCGGGCGTGGCCGGGCGATAGCCTCCACTGCCGGTCGTGAGGGCCTTCGTCGTGTCGGTGATGAACTTACCGGCATCGAAGTTTTCATCCAGCACGGCGCCATGAGCCATCGTGCCGATCTGGTCATAGATCTGGGTGCGGTACGCATCACGCTGCGCCAGCGCATCCATGCCCTCGGAGGAATAGTTTGCACCAGCATCCTCGACGCCGGGCAGGTAACCCTCGGGCGGCGGCGGTGGCACCGGCTTCGACAGGCTGTTGAGAAGGTTCCATTCCGGCATCTTCTGCTGGACGTTCTGGAAGACAGCCTCGGTCACGGCCTCCTCGGTGCCGGGCATGGATTGGAACCGCTCGGCCTCGAGGCCCGCCTTCAGGCGCTGGGAGTTAAATTCGGATTCAAGCTTACCAAGCTCAAAGGGTTGCTTCTTAATGGCGAACTCGTCAGCCAGGCTCTTGGATGCGATCTCGCCCTGAAGCTTCTGAAGCTCGAAAGGCTGCAGCGCCGCCGCGCGGGCCTCCTGGGCCTGCTGGATCTCAAGCATGGCCTGGGCGCGTGCGTCCTCAGCCGCGGCCTGCGTCTGGCGCAGCTCCATCTCACGCACCTTCGCGCGGTTCATCGGGGCCTGGGTGATGGCCTCGGCGAGAGTGCCGATTGCCGAAGACCAGGCGCTATCCTGAAGGCGAATGGGCATCCGTATCTCCTAGAAAATCGACGACAGGCTGCCGCCGCCGCCCATGCCGCCGATCGCTCCACCAAGCTGGGCGAGCGCATTTCCGATGCCACCCGAAGCCTCGCCCACCTGAAGCGGCTGGATGCCCTTCGCGAGGCCGTAGACTGCCAGGTCGCCCCTGCGATTGTTGTTATAGAGGTCAATCATCTGGTTGCCCTGCTGGAGGGCCTGGTTGGTCATGTTCTGCATGCCGAACTGAGAGCCAGTGTAGGCCTGCATCGCGGCCAGGGCCGCCGTCTTGTTGCGGGCGTCCTTAGCGGCCTTGTTCAACTGCTTCGCGGCGTATTCCTTGAAGCTGGGATTATCTCCCTGACCAGACAGAAGCGCATCGCTCGTCGCCAAGGGAGCGCCCATGTCAGGGTTGCCGGTGTTCAGATCAGTCGTGAGACGCTGCGTCTCCTCGCCAACCGTGCCAGGCATATCGCCGAGCTTGTTGAGGGATTCTTCCTGCGCAGCCTGCGCCTTGGAGCGGTTCTGCTCGTCCTTCGCGTTCTGAATGCGGGCCTTCTGCTTCTGGTACGAAAGCCACTGCTTGGTCGCATTCTCGCGCGCATTATTGGCCGCCGACGCAGCCGAATACTGCATCGCGGCGCCACCCGCCGTCAGCGCAAGTCCGAGTAGAGGAGCTGCTGCAACCATGATCAACCCACCGAAGATATTTTGCTGCGGCTGCCGGGCGACCCTAAGTAACTACCACCAGGGCTGGAAGCACGCTGCGAGTTTGCATTGATGAAGCCCGCAGCACCCACCGCGGCTGTATTGAACAGCTCACCAAGCGGGTCATACTTGGGCTGCTGGCCCTGGAGGTTCTTGATCGAATTCGTGGCCAGGTTCGTTGCCAAAGTCGGGTCTTCCGTCGCGTAGAGCTGCGAGATGGCCGAATTCTTGGCATCAAGGACGCTACTGCGGAGCTGCCCGGTGGCTGCGTCTCCCTGCGAGCGCACCATTGCGTCCTGGTCGAGCTTCCTCTTATAGAGGTCAGCGGTGCCCTTGGCGGCCATCGAAGACTTCAGTGTACCAGCGCGGCCATAACCAAAGTTGAGGTCATCCTTGGCGTTCTTATACTGGTCCTGCACCTGCGGCATGTAATAATTCAAATAATTATCTTGATAGGTTTTATAGAACGGGTCACCGATGGCGGCGAACTTGCCATCGATGTTGGTCTTGCCGGTGGCCAGACGAGCCTGGCGTTCTGCTTCCTTCTTCTCAGCCGCCTTGACTTGCTGCTTCTCCCACTGAAGCATCTTCTTGCCGCTGTTGTCGGACCCTTTACCACCACCCGCCATGACCTACCTCAGAACCTTGACGCCGTTGATCACCGGGACATCGAAGCCCAGCTTCGTCAGCATGTTCGCCATGGACCTATCAACGCCGCCCATCTTGGCGCCAGGAGACGCGAAGAAGACGCACGCGCCGAGAGCGCGCAGCCGGTTCTCCGCTGCCGTGAAAAGGAGCCTACCCGCCTGCGAGAGGCGGAAGGTGTGATGCACATAGACGCCATCGAGGACGCCCACGGGATCCGTCGTGGAGCAGACCTGGACGCCGAACTTGATGAATCCGATCGGAAGCTGGGGCGTCTCGCCGCCGGTGCCGTCAGGCGTCGGGAGCGTGTCGCAGATGTAAATCATCTGCCCGGTTTCATGAAATGGCTCATTGAGGACGCGATCGTAATAGATGCGCATCCCCTCCTCGTTGAATGAGGTGAATTCCTTCCAGCCACTTTCGTTGAAGAACTCCTCGGTGAGGACCATCAGCGGCACAAGATCCATCGGCCCAGCTTGCCGGATCACAAAGGACGGCAAAGCGCGAGGCGGTCGGAGTGACGACGCCGGAAGGGAGTTCACGTTGTCAGTGGCAGTTTCGGTCATTTATCGCCTGCGTGATGGGCTAATCCACGCGGCTGCCGAGGCCAATGATCCGACAAACAAGATGGCTATAGCATATGAAGGCCAGGACGATCAATCGGCTTTCCCATTGGTTTGATAATGGATTACGATCGAACTCAAGAGCGCAGAACCTTCCGCCTTGTTGCTCAGAGTGAGGCTGATGTGGGTTGAAGCACCCTGCAATGCCACAGCCCCGAGAAGACCCACCGTAGGCTGAAGATTGATTGCCACCGGATCCTTCGCAGACGGCACGTTGGGGTCAAATCCAGCGTAAACCGACCACTCACCCCAGGCCGCAAGGTCGATGCCGGTGAACATTTTCATGGTGGCGGGCTTACCGGCGGCAAGGGGCGGCACCTCGACGGAAACCTCGCAGCCGTCATACGTGATGCCATCCACGCCGCCGTAGACATACAGGTCATCGCCGCTGCGGAAGACCACCTGGCTCTGGGCGACGACGCCATAATCGACCGGGAATTCAGGGATGTACTCGCTCCAGGCCGTCACCTTCGGGCCAGGGTAATAGGACAGCACGAAGATCCGGTTGTTGAAGCACATCCAGAAGCGCCCGGTGTTCGGCTCCACCAGGGAGAAGCACCTGGTGATGTAGGTATCGTCAGGCCGGGACTTGATGATGCTCTGCATCTCAGGATCGATCGGCGAGCCGATGTCGGAAACCGCGGCGGCGTTGGAGCTGTCCTTCGCACGAAGGGACCGGATCCCTGAATCGTGAAGGTACAGCACGTCACCGGATCCGTATTGCAGCATGGAATTGGGCGCAACTGTGCCCGCGCTGCGGAGCGTCTGCCGAAGGTTGTTGTTGTCAGGATCGGCGTCCACCTCCCAGATCTGGGTGGCGTATCGCGTGGCCACCGCGAGCTGGTCGTAGTATATCTCCAGGCCAACCAGGAAGTCAGCCGCGCCGTTCTGGTTCGACGCCAGGATGAACCCCTGCCCGATCGCCGTCGTGTCTGGGTTTTCGGGATCCCAGACGAGCGGATTGTCGAGAGCCGAGAAGCAGATCTTATCCTGCGTGATGCCGTAGATCTTGTTGTTGAAGACCTTCACATGATGCGGCGCGGGATTGTGTACCTTCGCCACATCGGCGACATAGGTTTCGCCATAGAAATGATGGAAGTTACCGGCGGTATCCCTGATCACATAATAGATTATGCCGTTGTAAAGCTCCCAATCCATGAGCCGCTCTGCCGTCGTTCCGGCAGGCATAGGGACCATAATCGTGGAGACGGTCACCGGCTGGGCACGGGACTGCAGCGTGACAGGCTTGGGGGCTTCCCGCGCGCCGCCCTGCTGGAACACGTAGAGCGAGGAGCCGATACCAGCCAACCCGATCGTGCCAGGGTCAACCGAGGCAGCCTTCACAAAGGCGTACCGCTTCTCGATGTCGCCACCAGCCGTCAGGTGAGCATTCACCAGCTTGCTGAGGGTTCCCGCCGGTGCAACGATGCCCGGCCTGCGAAGGTCGAGCCCGCTGCGGAAATCTTCAATAACGAAGTAGGCCATCAGTTCTGCCCAGGATAGCGGTAACCACTCGGGATGTAGTCCAGGCCAATGACCGGCGCGGCGCGGCCACTGCCGGAAAGAGACGTCCAGGCACGCTTGCGCGAGCCCTGGGAGCCCAGGACACGCTGCAGGTGGCGCTGTGCCTTCTGGTTCTTGAGGTCGGCTTCCTGCGGCGCCGTGCGCCCCACAACCTCCACTGCCGTGAACAGCACGATGAGGGTGCCGTCGAGCGTGCAGACGTCTTCATTGTCCACCAGGGGATCGAGGGGCTTCATGCCGTACACGTACAGTTCGCCGGTGGATTGGCTCGGGATCGGCCACAATTCGATCTGCTGGCGATCGGCGTCGTGATCCCACCTCTGCACCGGCCAGGAGGTTGCGCCCTGGTCACTGTCAGATGATGTGAAAAGGCCAGGATTGATCCCCTTCTCGAGGGGGCGCCAATCTGCGCTGTTCTGCGTATGGCACCAGATGTGCGTCACGCGGTCGAAGGGAATGTCAGCCGGGTAATCGTAGTAACGCTCACCGGCCTGGGGGATGATCGTTCGGTGCGTCTTCAGGAAGGGCCACTCATAACCGACATAAAGCTCTTCCTGTGTGCGGTTCAGCAGGTATCGAAGAGTCTCTTCGCTGGCCTGCCCCTGAGCGACGGCAAGCGAGTGCCCGCATTCTGCGCGGAGGTCTTTCACCAACCTGGAAAGCGTAACACCCGTTGCCATCGTCAGTTCTCCTTAGAATTCCTCGCCGACTTGGGCGGGCTCGTCTGTAGGCGGCACGAATGCCTGGGCTGCTGTCGTCTTCGTGGATGGCCGCTGCTTCTTCGCAGGCACTTCCACGTCCTTGCCAGGCCGATCCGCCAGAACCATTCCCATGTTGGGATTGCGGCCTGGGAAGATCGCGTTGACGGTATTCTCGGAATACTTCGACAGGAGGCGCAGCTTCTCCTCCGCGAAATTCGACTGCGTGGTCTTCAGGAACTGAACGTCACGCACCGCGCCGTCACCATGCAGGTGTGCGAGGATTTCCAACTCAGGAACAGTCACGGGGTTAAACTCACCCCTGTAGATGATGTTACGAACATCGCCACCGATGGCGATCTTCACGGTAACCCAATCAAGTTCTGCCACGTATTTCTCCTTGGTTCCTTGGTGCGAGTGGTCGGGGCGGCAGGGCACCAAGGAAGCCTGCCGCCCCTAGTCGCACTCGCCGTTAGGCGATCGCGATTACTGCCGAGCTGTTGAGCTGCTTCGCCACCGTCTGGCCGGTGAAGGTCAAGCTGGTGTAATAGACAAAGGCGTTCTCGGGGCGAGCCGGGTTGTGGCGATGGCGCCACTCCGAATCCATGGCCATCAAGAAGACGCTCGCGCTGTCGATCATGTAGCAACGCTTGCTGTAGCCCATGTCATCCAGCGACGGGTCGTACTGGAACTCAAGACCCATGTGGTTGATCGAGCCAACAGACATATCCTTGCCGCCGCTGAAACCAACCTGCGAGTAGTTGCCGTTCGCACGCAGTTCGATCTCCAGAGCGCCGAGGAAATCGGAGCCGCAGAAGGCGTGCGTCGGGCGACCACCGAAGCGGGTGAGCTGACGATAGAGGCCCTGGATGTAGTTGCAGAGCGTGCCACCCATCGTCGGCAGCGACGTAACCGGAGCCGCGACGTTGGAGTAGTTGCGCCACCAGGCGTTAGCCGCCAGCGAGCGGTCGATGCCGCCGACAGTGTCAGCATCCGGGGTGTCGGTGATGAGCGAGCGAATGCCAGCCATCGCCTTCGGGTCCGCGGTGCCGTCGCCCCAGAACAGGCCGTTGAGCGAACGAGCGGTCTGCTCGGACAGGTCAGCGAGCTTGTTGTCGAGGAGGTTCACAAGCACGGTCATATCGCGCTGCGAATGGTTCGACGTTTCGATGCCCATTTCGTCGGTGACAGAGAGGCCGTCTATTTTTAATTCCGTCCCAGTAATGCTCATACCTATGTGCATTTCCCGCCAGGGGAAGTTCGCCCGAACGATGTTCGCCGGGTTGTAGAAGCTCACGGTGTCGTTGTGCGTAAAGCCCTTGAGGGAATCGTTCACGCCGCCGTTGCCGTACACGCCCTGGAGAGCGATCGAGATGTCACCCTTGCCACCGGGGAAGGACTTCTTCTTGCCCTCAAGCAGCTTCACCAGCGGCTTGTTCTGGATGGTCTGGGAATAGAATTCCGGCTTCGAGAAGAAATAGTCGAAAGCCGCATTCGAGATATTGGTGATTTCTTGAGTTGTAAAAGCCATTTGTAGCTCCATTGAGTGCCGGAATTAACGACACTCTGATCAAGGAGAGCGATGCCTCGCCCGATCGAGCCCCTGCATTGCTGCTTCCATGAGGCTCTTCGGAGCGGCGACTGCGCTCGGGTTGCTGGGCCTCTGGATCCCTGAAGGGTTCATCTGCGTTGGAGCGCGGGACGGCCTGGATGCCCTGACAGCCGCGTCAGCCCTGCGATAGGCCTCCTGGGCAACTGCCACACAATCCTGCGGCGACTGAGGGTCACCGTATTCCGCCCTGATGCTCGCGACATATGCCTTCGCGACATCCAGTTTGCGGGCATAATCCGGGTCGGACTGTCTGACGGTCTGTTCCCAGGCAGCAACTGCCGAACGGTTCGCTTGACGGGCATTTTCCTCTTGCTGGGAGGCCTCCGCCTCAGCCTGGCGCTCGAGGCGCTGCTGGGCGTGGCCGAGGTCGTAACGCTGCTTCGTGATGCCGACAGCAACGTCCGGTGCCACCCTGCCCTGCCTTACCTGCTCTTGAAGATCAGGGGGAAGGGCTCGTCCCGTGTACTCCATCGCCAATTGGACGAAGGGAGACAACTGCTCGAGGAACGTCTCGTAATCCCCCTTGCGGAGGGTCGCGAGAGCCTGCAGTCCGAATGCGAGGTCCTCAGCGGACAGCTCATTCTCCTGCATGTATGCCCTGAAGGGCTCGACCTCCCTGACCTGGTCCCGGTAGCTGTTCCGCTCCGAAAGGAGGGACTTGATCCGCTGCTGGGTCGAGGGCGTGTAGGTCTTGATCTCTTCAGGCGAAAAGTCCTGCGGCGCGTCCTGGTTCGGAGCCTTCTGAGCATCCTGCTCGGATCGAGCCTGCACCGATCCATCGGTGGGCGCTGCTTCCGTCTTCGGCTCGATGGCCTTCTTGACGGCTGCAAGCAAACCAGCCTTGGGGTCGGTTTCTCCGGGTGACGAAGCCGGGTTAGCGTCGGAAGCGGGAGACGAGGCCGCAGGAGCGTCGGAGGCGGGTGACGAAGCCGCAGGAGCGTCATGGCTAGGAGATGGCTGAGATGTTGATGGTTCCACCGGCGACGAGGTGGTGGGATTTTGAACGTCTAAGTTTCCATCTATCGACATACGGGCCAGCTCCTTGGTTAGCTGGCCAGGCGTTATACCCGAATGGGAATAACGTGTCTACTTTTGGGTGCCGACATACCCCACATCAATTCAGAGGCATGTCAGGAGCCCCAGAGGGCGCCCTGGGAGCCTGGCTGTCCATGCCGGGCGCCTGGGGAGCATTACCCGCCCCTTCCGGCCCCTGCATGGCTGCGCCGGGCATCATGCCCCCTCCTGGGTTGCTGATGCCCTTCATCGCATTCATGGCGACGATCGACGGCAGATCGGACACGAAGGCCTCGGTGATGTCGATCCGGCTGCCCATGGCCTGGATAAGCTGCTCGAGAGCCCACTGGGGGTTCATCCCAGGGATCTGCAGCATGAGAGGCATCAGCCTCTCCATGTTGGCAACTTCCTGCGCCTGGTTCGGGCGGCCCATGGAATCCGCCTCGATCTCGAGGAAGACCTCCTGCGCGACCTCCTGAGCCGTCATCTCTGGCCAGACGGCGCCAGGACCGGCGATCTGCAGCACCGTCTCCTTGCTGGTGTTCAGCAGAAGCACCTGTCCCGCGGCGCGGGCAAGCTGCGTCAGGATGTCGTTCAGGTCGTCGATGCTCGAGCCCAGGGCCGAAGTCATCGATGACTGCGCAATGCTCGATTCAGTGGCCGTGGCATTCGACGTGCCGCCAAGGTTGGCCTCCTGGGTGCCGACAGAACGGAGGATGTCCGTGAAGGTCTGCTCTGTCTCATACATATTCGGGTCAATGCCGGGGCCGCGGACCACCTGCAGGAGGTCGTCCACCTTCTGGCCCGGCTGGAGGGCATTCAGCTCCACGACGGCATTCGCCGGGCGGTTCTGCAGCTTGGCGAGATCCTCCTCGTCGAGCATGCCCTGAGCCGTGGCCGTCAGGGGCCGGTTGGCAATACGATGCTCACGCAGGCCCTCGCGGGCGCGGTTGATCTCCATCTGGGGGTGCCGGATGAGCGTGACGTCGGACGGCGGGAAAATCGTCTTCTCTGAATCGCTCTCGTTCATCACCAGGGCGAACCAGGGATAGAACCGCTCCATGTAAACCTCGGGAGCGGCAGGCTCCCGCAGGAAGTCCTTGTAGCCATCGCAGAGGATGTAAACGAGGCCATCCGTCTTGGAGTAGACCTCCCAGACGCAGGCCACGTCCTGGGTAGCCGCATCATCGGACTTGCCGTCCTGCATGAAGTGCCGCGCGAGCGTGACCACATCCTGGCCGGTGTCGGACCTCTTGTAGGCGTTGTAACCCTTGCCCACATCGATTCGGTAGATCCGCTTAACCTCATCGACGGACAGCATGTACTCCTGCGCAACCCAATCGGCGCCCAGGAACTCTCGCAAGTGGACACACTTCGGGTCGGGGATGATCGACATCGATGTCGGGTAATCGAAGATCAGACCTTCACGCACCACCTGGTCCTGCTGGGCCTGGAGGTCCTGCACGATCAACCGGAGACGCTCGATCTCCGCGGCATCCTGCTGGGTGATGCCGTCAGCGATGTCAGCCGAGAGCTGCTCCATGGTGGCGAGCTGGTTGGAAATGTCGGCAATCCTGGCCTCGATCTCGGGGCGCACCTGCATGAGGCGCTGGAAGCCCAGCTTCACGTAGCCCACGCCGGTCGTGACGGCCCGGCGGACCATCAGCTTCATCATCGTCTTGAAGGGATGGACCTGTTCCTGAATGTTGTATTCGTAGACCACCTCAAGGGTCTTGCCGATACGCTCAACCTGCTCGATCTGATCGCGCACCTGGGCGGCGTCCTCAATCACAGCCTGGGCGATCTGGGCAGCCTGCATCACCATCGGATCGGGGGGCGGCGGCGGCATCTGCATGCCGGTCATCGGATCCACCTGCGGCATCATCGACTGCTGGGCCATGGCCACGGCATCCATGGCAGCCTTCAGTGCCGTATTGGAGCCATCCCAGACCGTTCCCAGGAGCCGCTGGCGGCGCCGGGCGACGGCCTTGGGGTTCTTTGCGTAGAGGGCCGCCACTCGCTGCTGGATGTGGCGCAGGGTTATGTTGACCACATAATTGTTGTCCTGGCCGGTGCCGGGCCACTGCTTGCCGAGGGCAAACTCCTGGTCGGAGCGCATCCGGTCGAAGTCCTTCTTCCACCGCTCCTTGCCCTTCTTCACGTTGGCCGTCCAAGCGCGCACCAAAGCCTCGCGCGACGGGCTCATCTCCGGTGCCTCGCGCTCGAGGACCTTGCCTTCAGGATCCATCAGACCGGCGAGGGCATTGCCGGTGGGGGAATTCTCCATCATCGCTCCAGCCATGGGATCGAGGGGCGCGTTGGGGTCTACCGGGGGGATACCGAGGCTCATGTCACCATCCTGCTCTAGCGCGACTGAATTCAGTTTTGCGTTTCTCGCGTTTTGCCATTTCATGCAGCCAGGCGCCAGTGCCGAAAGAGGTTTCCGGCGCCTGCACCTGCTTCGACCTGGGCCGCATCTGCTTCAAGAGGCCGAGGCCCATCATCGAGAGGGCGTCCACGAAGTCATCGTGGCTCGCCGCCGGGAACTTCAGGATCTCGGAGCGGGCTTCCGGCCACCAGGAGGCGAATGCCGGGAAGTAGATCTTGCCAGACGACATGCGGCCCAGGACGGACTGAGCGCGGCTCTGCTTGTCGCCAATGGGCGTGATCTCGTCGATCGCCGCATAGGACTTCGTCTCCACCATGCGCTTGCGCAGGAAGGGGCCGATCGACTTGGAGATGTGCCCCTTCTCGGCAAACCAGAAGATCGGCTTATACTTTCTGATGAGGTTGCACATCTGCTCGACGGCCCGATCGGTGGGGATCCTGGCCCACACTGAATCGGGCATGATCCAGATGTCGTCATTCTTATCCACGCCGAAGGCCAGGAGGCAGGTGCGATCGCGATCCTGCTGGGTCGAAACGGCATGATCCGACGCACAGTAGAAGCGCAGCTCCTCGTCCTTCGGCCTGGCGTTCGGCGAGTGGTACTCGGACAGCATGTCAGCACGAAAGAAGATGCCATCTTCAGGCGCCGGGCGGCCCTGGTAGAGAGCCATGAAGCCGCGGGGATCCGTGCGCTTCTGGGATTCAAGGTATGCACTATCGAAGCGTTCAGGCCAGAGCGCCTCGCCGGGCTTCCGGCCCAGGATGTCGTTGTCCTCGGCAAGGGCCGGAAGGTCCACCATATGCCACTTCGCAGCTTCCTTCTCGTTGTAGAAGGGGTTCGCAGGATCCGTCAGACAGCCAATGAGGTCCGATTCATGCCATCTAGTTTGAATCAGCACTATGCGCCCGTCCCGGCTCTGGAGGCGGGTACTCATCACCTGGGTGTACCAGGACCAGAGCTTCTCGCGGATGACCTTCGAATCCGCCTCTTCGCGCGACTTCAGTGGGTCATCAATTAGGAGTAAATTCGCACCTCGCCCGGTGGCCGCGGAGCCGCGCCCGAGGAAGAAGGCCCTACCCCCGCTTTCCAGCTCGACGCGATCGACGGCAGCCGCACCGGCCTTCACCTCGATATTCGGGAACACATGCTTGTAGAGCGGCTCGCGCAAGGTGTCTCGAATCTTGCGACCGAAATCCCACGCAAATTGGCTCGAATACGTAGCAACCATGACATGGTTGCCGGGATTTCGGCCCATGTACCAGGGAATGAAGGTATGGGAAGCCAGGTGCGTCTTTCCGTGCCGAGGCGGAACAGTGATGATCAGACGCTGCATGAGCCCCTTCTCAACCTGCTCGAGGGCAGCCGCGATCACCTTGTGATACCTCTGCGCCTGGTAGGCTGACTTGCCTACATTGTCGGGATCATTGGCATCAGGGCTGAGGTACTCGGCAAACGTGATGAGATCATCCCGCGAAGAGATGATCTTCTTCTTGCGAAGCAGGAGACTCTTGAGGCGCTCGTCTTCGGTCATCAATTCCTCGAAATGGAGCGCGCGGCGACCTGCATGATGTCGCGCACATAGTTCAGGTCAGTCGGTGCAACTTTCCAGCCAACGGTGATCTGGCCGATGAACTGGTTGATCTCGGGCGGCACGCTGACACGGCAAGTGAAGGTCACGCCCTGCCGGATGTACCAAAGCCCAATCTCGCTCTGCGGGCGGGTGTACGTGCCGCAGGGAACTTCGCTCGCAATGAGCGCAATCACGTCGCTGTTGTTCGACGGGTTGTTCGTGAACAGTCCGACATCAAGCCCTTCGACTTCGGGCGCGCGGCCACCCTCGCGCAAGTATGCGCGCTCGGAGATGCGCGTGTTCAGGATGGGATCAACCTTGAAGATCAGCAGAACGTCAGCCTGCAAGTCAGCCATCGTCGTAGCCGCCACTTGGTCGAAACGGTCTGCGTTCATGGTCGGAAGCTCTTGCTGCTTCTGCCACACGTTGAAGAACAGGTCGAAGTTCTTGTGGATGAAGTACCCGCTGAAAGCGAGGATGCCGAGAAGGATCACGACAATCAGCTTGAAGGGGCTGTCAACGTATTGAAGCACGGACATGGCCGTGCCAGTGACGCCGGAAGCGCCACTGGCTGGCTTGTCCTCGGGAACATCACCCTCGGCCATGTTCAGTCCTTTTTCAGGGCCTTGAGACGGCCAATGAGCTTCGCCGGGTCGAGCCCAGCCTTGGATGCGGCTTCCAGCGCCACGCTGCCACCGGGAATGACGGCAGCGGCCATTGGGAGTGCTACTTCCGGCGCACCTACAACGAACCGCGCCAGTACCCGCGCGATGTCGCTGTTGTCGATCTTGCCGTCAGCGATCACGTCACCGATGGTGTCCGCGATCTGCGAAATGAGGCTCTCGTCGCTCATGGTCAGGCGTCCTTCGTGAGGTAGAGTTTCTTCTCGGCTTCGCGACGGCGGGTCAGCCCAGCCAGCACCTTGCCAGCGGCCTTGTTCCACATGAGGAAGGCGTCTGCGGCCTTGTCGTGATGGCCCTCGTTGTGATGGCGCACCACGGATGACTTGGCGAAGTTCGCGGGGCCGATGTTGTAGCAGAGGCTCGTCATCGCCGCGTTCTGGTTGCCCGTCATCGACACGGTGATGGCCTTGTCCACGGCGGCCTCATACTTCTCGATGTCGCGCGCCAGGATCTCCTCGGCTTCCTTTTCGGTGATGGTCATGCCGGGAGTGACCTTCGGCTCGCCAGCCATCGACGTGTGGCCGTAGCCGATGGTGTCAACGCCAGCACTGCACTTGTAGGTCTTGAGCCTCAGTCCTTCGAAGGACTTGAGAAGGTCAAGGCCAGCCTTGTTCGTCTTCATGGGTACTTCTCCTGTCTAGTCTTCAATTAAGTGGCCGGGGTTTCGGCGGGGGCCTCGGCGGGGGCCTCGGCGGGGGCCTCGGCTGGGGCTTCGGTCGTCGTGGTCGAACCGTCAGTCGTCGTGGTCGAACCGTCAGTCGTCGGAGCGGCCTGCGGCGGCACTGCCATAGGCGGCGTGTACGGCGCGGGGAACTTGGCGAACACCATGCCCATCTTCGCGGAGAAGGACGCAAGAGCGGTAAGATCGTCGTTCAGAGCCTCACGCTGGGCCGTCATGATGGCGATCTGGTTGTCGAGGTAATAGGCGTTGCCATTCACCTTGTTCGCGTGATCCACCACTGCTTCAAGAATGAACGTGACTTCTTCCGCAGTGAAACCAGCGTTGCCGAGAGTGTCGGTAAAGAGCTTGTCGTTTTCCATTTCCATTTTCCTTAAAAGTTAGTTGTTACGGACCCCAGAGAGCCGCTCACGCCTCCTATGGTGAATAGAACGATGCAGCACAGAAGAGGCCGCGATTGCGGTCCAAGCTGTGGGCGGCAGCCGTATAGTCGTACCTAGAAAGAGCAGACTGCGTGTAGCCCGAACCGTTGATGTCGTAGTGGCGGGTCAGGTTCGTAATTGATATTGGGCCAGATTGGTCAGAGGAACCTGCTGACGCTATGATGCAGCTATTGGGAACAACATTGAACACACTAGGCGATGGCCCAGAAATCGCTGTTTGCAAGACCTGAACCCTGTCGCCAACAAGTCTGAAGATGCCTTGGACGCTACTGCCTGTGTGCGACGAGGTGACGGTAGAGTTGACTACTGTGCCTGTCGGAACGTACCCAGCGTACAACGAGGCACGATTGTATTCACCGTCTGCTACGTCGCTGTTTCCGTGAGTAGTGACCTGTGACATAACCACGCCGTTGACGGTGCAGCCTGTGTGCGTCACAGCGGTAGTGGCCGTTCTTCGCGTCTGAACCGCCACGACGATGTAGCGTTTCGGGTCTTCAGCGCCGAGATTGACTGACGTGTTAAGGCCCGACCAAACGCCCGTATATTCGAACACGCGAACACCGGGAACGATGGGAGGCGTCGCCCGCTTGCCGTAAAACTCATACATGCCAAAGGTGCTGGTGCTGAAGTACCCCGTCTGATTGTCGTCAGTCCACCACTGCCTGCCAGCGTAGGCACCCATGTCGAGGCCCCAGCCAAACTCGCTGTTGACCATGCTCATAGCAAGCTGCCCAGACCAAGGAAGGGTCATTACGCGCCCTCCAGCTTCGCAATGCGGCGGTTGAGTTGCTGCACCATCGCAACGAGGTCAGCGATCATCTCGTCCTTCTGGACGGTCAGGTACGCATCGCCTTCGTCGGACTTAGCAACAGGGTTTTCGGCCACGTACTGATCGGAAACGGACTGAGCCTCTTGCGCGATGAAGCCGATTTCCCGCTCGCGGTACTTCCGGTTCGTGAGTTCGCGGCCCTTCTTGTTCCAAGCGAAGGAGACAGGGCGAAGGCCCATTATGCGCTCTTCGTAACCGTCGAGGTCGCGCACCGCCTCCTTGAGCCGCGCGTCAGACCAATAGGAAACGAGGTTGCCGGGAACGAAGAAGTCCAAGTTGTTGGAGTACCAAATCCAGCGGCCAGAGCTGTTCTGGACGCCGCCGTCACCTGTGTTGATATAGAAGTCCCAAAGCAGGCTTCCGGGGTAGTGAAGCGAGAGCTTGGGCAGCGTTTTCTGGATTTGCAGATCACCCGACATGGTGTCGCCCCACTTGGCGACCGCATTGGTGCAATAGTCGGACTGACGGGCGCTATCTACGCGAAGGCCATAGGTCGAAGAACCATTCCAGCCCATGAGGTTCGGATATCCACCCGACCACGCGGAAGCAGAGTTGGTTGTATCAATGGCGGCACCAGTGGGGGCCGTACCACCAGAGGCGTCGATGATCGAATGGCCGTTGCCGAAAGCCTTCCAACCGAGTTCACCGACAACATAGCTACCGACGCCCTTTGTGACCCAATCGCCGTTAGTAGCGGTCGGAACCTTGCTGTCGAGGGCGGGCTGTAGGCCCGTCACGTCAGAAATGACATGATTGTGGGCGGCGGGGGCCGCGCCAACATCGGCTGCTGTCAGCACCACATCGCCCGTCTTGGCGTTCACGCTCGTCACGGGGGCGGTCGTTGCCGCCGGGGTCGGCGTGTAGATCAGGCCGTCAGCGCCAAGACGAGAATAGTTGTCAGCATCAGCAGAGAGAAGCGGGTGAGTGTGGGTCGCATCCGCCGCTCCAACATCTGCCGCCGTCAGAACGACATCGCCAACCTTGGTGTTCACGCTGGTGACAGGTGCATCGCCGCCAGTGGGAAGATCAATCGGCGTGCCAGCCGGGTCGATGTAGCCAAGCTTCTGGTCGGCAAAATTGACATAGAGCGAACCCGTGGGCTGCGAGCCAACTGTGGGGCGAGCGCCGGGAACGCTTGAACGGGAAATCTGAACTTGGGTCATCTGCCCACTCCTAAATCGTTATCTAACGAAGGGTGGGGGAGACACGGATGTCTCCCCCTGCTTGCTTAGGCGAAGGTGCCGCCGTCGATCGGACCCTTGAGAGCCGCGTCGAGCTGGTCGATGGCATCCTGCACGTTCGCGCCGATGGCGTAGGTGTTGCCAGCGCCGTCGAAGGAGACGTTCGCAGCGGCCACGCTCGGCATGCCGTAGTTGAGGGTGACGAGCTTCGTGCCGTCAGAGGCAACCCAATCCTGCCTGCTGGCAGCGACGGTGTTGCCCGTGCCGACGACGGAGCCGGGAACGGTGACGATCCAGAAATAATTTTTACAGAGCGCCGGATCGACATCCGCGATGTTCGCCGGGACGTTCGCAACGCCCGAAGCAGCGGTAATGTCACCCGTGGTAGCGTCGAGCGTACCAGCGAAGATCACGCCACCGGACATGGCGGCCATGCCCGTGTAGATTTCGTTGATGGCCGGGACGAGCGTCTTGGCCGTCGTGCTCAGGCTGGCGAGAGTGCCGCCCAGAACGTCGGTCTTGAGAAGAGCCGTATCGACGAACTTGTTGGCGGTGCCAGCAGCCACGTCGGCGGTAACAGCCTTCGAGACAGTCAGCTTGCCATTGGCGTCAGCGACGATGGTGACGCCGTCAGCGATGCTCGCCGCGTAGCCGGGAGCGACGGACAGAACGCCGTTGTTATCGACAATCGTCGTGCCGTCCACCGAGATCGTGCTGCCACCGACGCCCCACGAAAGGTTGCCAGAGCCGTCCGTGATGAGGGTATTGCCAGCCGCGCCGCCAGAAACCGTGAGGTCGGCAACCGCGATGGCGAGCTTCGCACCAGCAGCGAAGGTCTTCGTGCCGGAAGCGATGGTCTGGTTGCCCGTGAGTTCGACCTGACGGTTCGAACCGACGAGAACCTGGGCGGCAGCGCCGTCACCGACGACGAGGCCGTTGGCGGCAGCGCCACCGACGAATCCTCCTTTGGCGAATGCCAACTCACCCTCGAGAAGGGTGGGAACCGCAACGGCAGTCGCGCCGACGTTACGGAGGATTTGCAGTTTCGTAGCCATTTTCTTTTCTCCTGATTAAAACGATCCGGCGGAAATCGTTCCGCCCCACTGCACAACGCCCGCCGGATCAGCCGTCAGCGCGTCGTTCTGACCGAGGGGTGGCGTGGGAAGCGTTGTTCCCGGCGTGCCATCGCCCCCGAAGCTCGATGTCGGCACCAGCTTGAGTGTGCCGTTACCGTTGGTGACGAGCGCCATGTCAGGCACCAGCGTGTCACCAATGTTGATCTGGTCGAGGCGGTCAGCGACGAGCTTCTCGTCGCCCCGTACCCGAATGTCGTATGCGCGCTCTGTGGCCCTGCTCATGGTTATGCCCTCGGTGAACAAGTGAATGAGATTGTCTTCCGCTCCTTGCCGGGGATGTTCGACAAGTCCTCAAGCGTGCAGTCGTATGTCGAGTAGCCCGAGGCGCGGAATGTCTTCTGGAACTTGCGGCCCACGTATCCGTCGAAGCCCGTGAGGGTCGAGCAACGGAACATGTAGGCTTCGTTGATGTCGCCTTCCGGCCAGCCGTCGAGGACAGTGAAGTCCACGACGTAGCCCGCGCTGCTGACACTGGTGCAGTTGTAGAGGTAGGCGGGGTTCGGATTGGCGGGAAGAACCTCGAAAGCGGTCCCGCGCCAGTTCACGGAACCTCCGCCCACCAGCGTCTCGGATGTCGCCTCGGCAAACCGCGTGTCGATCTTCTCGTTGTTCACGACACGCGAGTTGCGGTTCCGCATCTGCCAGCCAACAGGCTGCGCGGTCGCCCCGAAGCTGCCGCTCGTTCCGTTATTGATGAAGTTTGCCACGACAGCCGACTGCCCCTTGGAATTGACAAGGGTCAGCCCCGGAGCCCGTCCGATGGTGTTCGAGGCGGTGTTCAGGCTCGCAATCGCGCCAATCGGCGCGGCGGTGTCAGCATTGCGGAAGACATAGGTGCTGAGCCAGCTTGCGCCGCTCCAAGTTCCGTTGGACGTGTTCGCAGCCGTGGCGACCCGCCAGCCAACGCGAACCGCCATTGAAAACTCCGACGAAGGCGATGTGTATGCCGACGTGAACCCCGCAGGCAGGGCGGGCGGCGTGTTTCCAGCCGCAACCGCAACAACGACCAGAACGTCACCCGCTTTGTGCGTCGGGAACGCGCCTGTCGATGTGGTGTAGATCAGCGAAGTGTCATACGTTACGAGCTTGACCACAGGCCAAATCTGCTCCTCGCCCACCATGACCTTCTTGATCTCGGTAGTTCCGAACCTGCGAGAGATAAGCTGCGCGCCGCCGATGGTGAGGTCACTCATGGGTCATGCCGTGATGTTGTAAATTGTCCGCGAATCTTTGGTCGCAATCGCGTCGTACGCCGCCTGGGTGCCGACCCAGAAGATCAGGCCCGCCTGCGAACCCGCGACAGGGTTGGTGACGCTGCTGCTGGCCGAGACAACGCCGCCTGCGTCGATGGCGAGGCCCGCACCGATCTTGATGCCGCCCAGTACCGTCGCAGAGGCCGTGGGCAGCGTGTAGGTCGAGGACTTGCTGTCCACGTAGGCCTTCGTCGCCGCGTGAAGCGGGTCGGTCGGGTCAGCCGGGAGCTTGACAGGCACCGTCGATGTGTGGAGCGTGCTTTGGAAGGCGGAAATCGTCACGTCATCCTTGCGGATGAGGATGGAGACGTTGTTGTCGTAGATACTGAAACCGTTCGCGGTGCGAATGGCGTCCTTGGACGCCGGGACGTTGATCGTACCCGTCATCGTGCCGCCAGCGAGCGGGAGGAAGCCCGTCACCGTGCCAGAAGTCGAGAGAACACCGCCCGCGTCGATAGCGAGGCCCGTGCCGACCTTCACGCCGCCCAGAACTGTCGCAGAGGCAGCGGGCAGCGTGTAGGGAGCCGTGACCTTGGCGTCCACGTAGGCCTTCGTCGCCGCGTGAAGTGCCGCGGTCGGATCAGCCGGGAGGGCGATGGGCTTGTAGGCCGTCAGGGCGCTGACACCGTACGCCCACAGGTTCGTGGTGCCGCTGCGGACATACATGCCCCCCACGTTTCCGATGATGTTGAAGCCGGAAGCCGTCTGGATGGCGTTGATGCTGTCAGGAACGATGATCGTACCCGTCATGGTGCCGCCAGCCAGCGGGAGGAAGGCTCCGGTAGCGCCGCCCGAAGACGACAGGACGCCATTGGCGTCGATGGACAGGTTCGCACCCACCTTCACGCCACCCAGAACCGTCGCGGAGGCCGTGGGGAGCGTGTAGGACGTGGCGGGCGGGAACACGACATTGCCAAAGACAAGCTGCCCGTCTTCCTGCACGCCCTTCACGAACTCGTTTTCGGGGTTGACGGTCGGGACGTTCGCGTAGACGCCGCCCAGCTTGTTGTTCTTGGCGGGCGGCACCGCAATGTCCTTGAAGATCGGAGCGCCGCTGGTGCTGATACCGTACTGCGCGAAGCCGGGTTCGGCTTCTGCCGCGAACACGCCGCCCAGCTTGTCTACTTGGGGCGTGGGAACGCCAAGGGCCGCGATACGCTGGTTCACGTAATCGACGCGCGCCGCGTGGTTGTCTTCAAGAGCATGGACGGGCAGTTCGATGGGCCGCGAGGCGATGAACTTGTCCACTTGGATAGCAAAGCTCGCATCGCCGTCGTTGACGGACAGCACGACTTTCGTGCCATCAGACGAGACGCTCGCATTGAGGGGGCCTTCCTCCCAGCGGAGGGTGTCAGCATCCACGGGGCCGACGATGGCACCCGTCATGGTGCCGCCAGCCAGAGGGAGGTAATCAGCGAACTCGGACTTGTCGTTGATGAGGACGGGAACAGAAGCCGCGTCACCGATCCAGACCTTCCGGTCAGCGACGTTTACTGCAAGTTCACCAGGAGAAAGGCTGCTGGGTTCGACGCCAGCCGCAAAGCTGCGCTTGATGAGAATGGTAGTCATCCGAAGACCCCGCAATCGTGGTTATGTTCTTTCATTCCCGAAGT